ATGGCCGCGTCAAAGGCGCAGTTGTGCGCCAACAGCATCGCATTACCCCAATCAAACTGCCCCAACCACGCAGCAGTCTCCTCATGGGTGCCACTGAACCACTGCGTTTCGTTGTCGTTGACCTTAACTGCGACCCCGATGACCTCGAATTGATCGTCCCGGATGTAGGCTTCGGTGCTTATCTTTGACAGGCTGTATGCTTTGTCATAGTAGGTCTCCATGTCCAAAGTAATTAAATCTATCATTTGATATCCTTGTATGACTCTCGTCTGACAATAAGACTGATGACCCGCTGAGATACGCCGTATGCTCTGGCCAAAGGTATTTGGTGCATTTCCCCGGCATCATAAAGCTGCCGTATCTCAGTAACTTGGGTCGCGGTGAGCTTGGCATTTACATGCTGGCTCTGCGGTTGTGTTTTTCTCCCCTTGGCATACGCATCGAGTTGGTTCGCCCGCATAGAGCCCAAAAACAAATGCCCGGGGTTACAACACAACCGGTTGTCGCATCTATGCAAAACGAACCGGCGGTACCGTCTTGCCACTCCTATCTGTCGGAAATTTGTATGCAACCCAATGCCGCCGTGATGCAGAAAATACGCCACTCGGTGAGCCTGAACATGCTGCCCGTGCCATGTAAGATTGCCGTACCCGCTGCTGGTCTGGGCTCCCAACCAATTCCAGCAGCTGCCGGGGTCTCCTCTATCTACTCGAGACCAAAAAGTTCTTGGTGTGTTTTTTGCGCTCATGCAACAAGCATACTATGTCTAACTAACTACAGTCAATACTCATAGTCATACTCCCCGTCCATGCTGTCCCGCATATCCTCCAACCGGCGTCTGGCGCTGGCGTTTTTGGTGACTTGCTCTCGGGTGTTTTTAGCCATTGGCGTCGCTGCTGTGGCCCGTACTCGACGCTTTTTCGGCGCTTCTGTCTTAGCCTTGGCTCTGTTCACGACAATCTCCATGGTGGAGAACCGCTTGCCACACACAAGGCACTCCCGCCGCCTGTATTCCTCACGCCGATCAACGACGCGGGTTCCTCCACCGCAACTGCATTTCATCTCTTCTTACCCTTCACCAGTTGCACGGGTGACACGTCCTCTACCTCCATACGATACTGGCGGATGGTCTCAGCCACATCAGTGTGCGCGGCGCTCGTTGGTACGAACTTACAGCCGGGGTCAACGCTGTACTTCTTGCGGCTACGCAGATACGCCACAGCTTCGTCTCGCTTGTCCTGTCTCATAGCGGGGCCTCCTCGATGTCATTTAGATTTACTGGGCTTACGCGCTTTACGGGCTTTGGACATTTTGGTTTTGACTTTGGGGCTGCTCCAGTACTTGCTGCGCTTGGTGTATTTACGCTTGGGCTTGCAGTAGGGCTCGAAGTGATCAGCGGGGGGTACGGTTTCCCAAGTGTCGGAAACGGCCATCTGCTCGGTAGATTTTGGGGGTTCAACTTTGTAGGGTGCTTCATCGTTACGCTTCTCCTTCGCTTCGTCAGACATTTTAACCAGCGTATATAAAACCCAAATAGCAACGGCAAAAACAACAGCGACAGCAATAATTTTAATAATTTCCATGATTATCTCCAAACGTATTCTTTAGGGTTAGTTACTTCAGTCTTGTGACCACACACATCGCAATTGGCGCTGGCCCACTTCGACTTCAGCCAGCGATCCACCTTGCCGCCTAACTTGCCAGCGCATGAAATGCAGATAGCCTCGTACTCCAGCGGAGGCTTCACTTCACGCGCTTCCTTCTCGAAATACGACTTCATGAACATCTTCATTTAAACACTCCTATTTCAAGACCAAGCGCATCTTCGTGTATTTGCTTGCAACGCTCATCCGTTCTCGGAGTCGGCTTCGTGTCGGTCATTTCCACCTCCAGCATTTGATTGCGCCATTCTCAACAACGTATATCGTCATCTCCCCTTCAGTCTGGGGCATCGGGCATACAGCCAAGGCTACCTTCTGCGCGGCGGGTTCTACTTCTTTGGTTCTATATCCAACCGCTGCCGCTGCTGCACCAACAAACAACCCAGCGACCAGCACCACAGCCATGCGCTTGATCAGCACCGGCCCGTCGATAAAGTAAGGTTTCATGCGGCGGCTCTCCCCTTTTCGGCATGGTTTTGCTCGTCTTGAATACTAACTTCCAGCTGTTGAATTAGGCCGACAATATTTGAGTCCAATAAATACAGCTTCCGGCTCCAGCGCTCTATTGTCAACCGAATATCCCCCAACAACTGCGCTTTCAGCTCTGCGTCATCCAATACTGTCGCAGTCATGCGATAACCGCCCCCTGATATTTGGTCACTTTGCAACGACACAAATGCGCGGATTGACACATCAGGGGCTGTAGCAATTTGAACACGGCACTTTTGTATAAGATTTCGTGCCTGTTCGCGGCGGTACTGCCGCGCCGCTTCTGTGTCGTCCCATTCAAAGTGCTTGTGCAATACACAACGCTTGTCTTTTGCTGCCGCTAAAACATCGTCTACAAGCAGCAGCCCGCCGTTTTTTGTTGCCATGCGCTCTAAAAATTTACGTTCTTCATTCATTATCTTCTCCTTTGTAAATGCCTGCCGTGAGTTACCGTACCGAGCCATACCGCGCCCTACTGCGCCCAACCGCTACATGCCAAACCTGCCTCACCTCGACATACCGAACCCTGACATACCGGGTCCTGCCTAGCCCCACTGCACCGGGCCTTACCTGCCGTGACTTGACATACCCAATCATGTATTACCAAACCCGGCCTAGCCACTCCCAACCTTACCTGCCGTGACTTACCCGACCCCACCTGGCCTTACCTAGCCCTTACAGGCCTGCCGTACTACTCAATACCAAACTGCTTTTTGATGTGCTCTCTCCTTTCATCGTCTACAATTTCAAACGTACCAAAACCCATCCCCGCAGATGCTTTGCTATCCGGACGACCCGCGCCAATGCCAACCTGCGCTCCGACCCTTGAGATCAGATTAAAGATGTCTTGAGTGCTGAATTGGTCTTGGTCGTATTTGACGCGCAACTTCGCAGCCCACTTTTTATACATGGGACGCACGCGCACATCGACAACCCCGGTAGCATTACGCGTATGCGCTGAGTATTGATTGCTTGCCCCGTAAATACGAATCAACGGTAACGAATCAATAGCATCCCACCCATCTGCCTCAATAAAGCAAGACAGTTTAGCCAGTGTCATTTTGAATCCGACCAAGCGGCACGCGCTAATCATCCCTGCACGAAACGCAGCAGCGTTCATGCCCTCCCAGCCTTCATCAGAACGATACCGCGCCTCTTCTGTCTCCTTTTCGTAGTCCCGCGCAGTGCGGGTTTTCTTACTACCCGCGCTCTTGCCTTCCTGCATCTTGGCCATAAGCTCGGCCTTCTTGCTGAACCGTTCAATGACCAACGGCGACGTGCCGTTGAGAACTAATTCCACCGTAGCAAAACGCGGCGGAGTGATGACAACAGTTGACTCTTTAATATGTTTTTCTGTAACAGCGTTCATTTCACTTCTCCTTTAAGTTTTCCAGCTTGTTGTAACTCACGGTGCAGCATTGAATACACCTCTGCTACTTCTGGACGAAGGCCAGTGCGCAGCCCTCTGTCCTGCGTGAAATGTTCCCCCCACTCTGACGTTGGTATACCAAAGTAAGCGTATAGCTGTTGCACATATTTTGGAATCTCTAATGCTCCCATACGATTCTCCTTAAAGTTAGAAAGTGCGCGGTGCCTGAATTACCTCCAATTATGAGCTGCCCCAAGGTCTGTCATTCAAGCTGATTACCGCAGCCGCGCCTACGGTTGGAGCTGGGGCTGGTATTAGTTAGCGAGGTTCTCGAAGTACGCTCGAAGCTCGTCTATTTTGCTCTCGTCGATCACCCACGCCCTGCCATTAGCTTGCTTGATACGCTCAAGTTCTCGGGCTTGCAGTGCCGTGGTGCGGCCACCATTGGCCTTACATTCAATAGCTACAAACTCACCGTCCCAACACGCCAAGATATCGGGTATCCCCGACCGGCCATACCCAGAGGCGACAGGAAAGCAATACCACGCCCCTGCCGCTTTCAGAATGTCAACGACCTTTTTTTTAACCTTGGACTCTGGGGTGGTGGCCATTACGTTGCCTTTTGTTTTTTGGGCCTACCAAGTTTGGCGTGCGCAACATTGAGCGGCTTCGTGGTCAGCGGATACGGCTCTTCTGTCGGGGAACGGAGTCGGGTAATCGGATTGCCCTTCATGAATGCCTTGATTGCGGACTGAGAGAGCAAAAAATTCGCCCTAAATAACTGATTTAAATGGACGTTGCGGTTCGCCAAAAACAAATTACGAAGTGCCACCGCCGCCGATTCGCTAGCGTCTTGCATCATGCCAGTCGATACAACTTGGCAGAACCGTGCCAGCCTTTCCTTGTCGTCTGTGTGGTACCACGCCCTAGCAACCGCCGCCAAAATGCACTGGTTACGCAAACCCTTACCGCGAGGACCATGCGAGCACACCCACTTCAAAGCGTCTTTATGTTTATCAACAATAGCCAACAAAGAAGAATTGGACATTGCCGCGCTCGTGCGGTTACCAGACTCCAGTGCTCGTGCAGCTGCAGTCATTTCGTTGGTGATGTCCATGTTCAGCCCGCTTATACGAGCGTTGTCCACTAGGTTGCGACCGCCACCCGTGTCGATGTTGAGCCCTGCTTCTCTAGTTAACCCATGTAGTACAAAAAACCGTTGCGGGGTATCAGACTCAATGATCGCCCACAATCGGTGCTGCCCATCTGCAATGTCACCGTTCTCGTAAAACACAATGGGCACAATGCACTCTGTCCACTTACCCGCTCGCATATCGGAAGCGTATTTTTCTACCCAACCATCCCTAAGTTTTCGGTTGCTAGTATTTCTGTTTAGCCATGTATGGGCTTTGGTTGGAGTTATGGTCTCCAAAACAGGGGGATTTAATCTATAGCTTGGAACTTTTACAGTGGTTGCTTGTTTCATGACTTCTCCTTAGTTATTTAGTTAATTTACGCACTTCTTCCTTCCTTAATACCCTTCTCATACAGCGCGTCGAGTTTCCACATCACTTGGCGCTGCATACCCTTGGCACGCAGGAACATTATTCCGTCCCCGCGCACCGTAACGATCAACTCCCGCGCACCAGCATCCTGCACAGCAATCGCCAGTTCACGGACGATCTCTTTACCACCACTTAACTTTGTTGCCATGTTTTCCTCACCAGTCAAATTTACCCAGTATGTCCTGCACCCGCGCCTTGACGTCATTGCGCACACCTTCGCTTGTGCGGAGGTCCTTGATCGTAACCCCGGACAGGGCTTCTTCAAGATGCTTGCGTGCTGCTTCTAACGTCGGGTCATTCATTACATTCAAGCGAGTGAGTAAACTGCACAGCTCAACACCATTCTCCAGATGAGATTCGTGAAGCTGCCCCGCCTTGGTCTTATCGCCGCTTGCGGATGATTCAATCGCTTTCTGCTTCTTCTCCAACCTGTCAACCAAAGTCGTCAGGTATTCATGTAGTCTACTCCAAAGTTCTTTTGCTGTGGCTTCTTCTTTCTCACGATACAACTTTTCATAGCTTTCGCGCAACTCCTGCTGCGTCGCAGCATCCGAATCAACCCGGAAGTCGCCAGACAAAGGCACCGGATGGAACGCCGTGCGAACGCTGAACTTATGTTTAATCTTATCCTCGCTGGGATAGTCATCACGGTTAAACAATGTGCCGATTTGGAACGCCGCAGCCGAGATGAGATTTGGGTAATACGTCAGAAAATCCTGCACCGCCGCGTTGAACTCATTCTCCATTGTGGAAAGCTCTTGCTTATAGTGAAAGAAGTTTGCCATCGGCAGCAGCCGAGTGCCGGTATCTGACCATGGAAGGGTCTCGCGCAGATGCCAGTTTCGGATTTTCCCAGCGATTGAATTGACCCGCTCCAGTTTGTCCGTGCCAGCGAACAGGTTTTTGTGATAGTTACCGGCTTTTGTGCGGGTGTTCTTGGCCGCGTCCACCTCGCCGCTGACCTTGCGATCCATCTTACGACCCGTCCATACAGAGATGTTCAGGTCAACCAATACGCCGTTGTTAGTAATGCTCATTGCCGTTCTCCTTTGTCGTTAAAGTCATACTCATTACATTCAATAGATTCAACAATCGCTTCTTCACTTACTTGGTGCGCATACTCCGCCTCCAACTGCCGATAAATCGTCCGCATCAAATACCTGCACGCCTCCTTAAAGTCCTCCTCAAAGCACGGCACGGTCTCGCTGTCCGTCTCCGGTATGTCCAAGTCGTAGTGGATGCTGTTCTCATGACTGTAGAGCCCGCGATGGTTTAGTCGAACGTAGTGTGGTTGTATCGCGCCCATGTCCCGAAACAACTTCAACTTGTAAAAGAACTCACCGTAATCTGCGGCCTTCTCCTGCCCTACAAGCTCGACCAACTTGTCATAGCGCACATGCTTTTCACGCCACGACCCCACAAAGCACGCGCCGTCACCCTGTGAACCGAAGCCAGACCAGAAGATGTCGGTCTCATAAAACCCGAGGCAGTCCAGTATGTCCTTCCAATCCTCGATGACCCACTCGGCGCACCAGCCATCGGAGTGAACACAGTCCACCATCCACGCTCGTGCCTTCTCTTTGGCGCTGTCACCCAGCTCGTGGTATTTCATTTGTTGTCCTCCTTCAGCGACGCCGTCGTCATCTTGGCCAGCGCATACCGCTCAGTGCTCAGGTGATGAATCGACAGGTCAATGTGCTCAAACACCTCGATGCTGGACTTGGTTTCGCTTATCCATTTATTGTGTAGCTTGTAGGCGCTACCCCCCGCAATGAGTTTTATGAACGCCATCGCCGCCTCCACCGGGACTACGAGCTCCATGTAGTCCACCTTGAGAATCACCAGCTTGGCCGCTTCTTTGTCGTTGCTCCTGTCGTTGCTCCTGTCGTTGCTCCTGTCGTTGCTCCTGTCGTTGCTCCTGTCGTTGCTTCTGTCGTTGCTCATATCAGCTCCTGTTGTTAATTAAATGTGAATCGTCTTGCCCACCGGGGCGATGACCTTGTTGCCGCCGCAGATAACGAACAACACCGGACATGGCCACGCCCCGCCCCAGTCGCTGCCTACATGCCCGTCGGTCAGAATGATGGCGCACTCAGGTTTGATGTTTTGTGCGCTCATATAGGCTGTGATGCAGCTGGGTGCGGTGCCGCCACCACCGGCGGGCTTGGTCTTGGTCTCCAACCCATCCAGCTCATGCACCCCATACTTCTCGTGAGCGGCGACCTGTGTGTCCCAATACACCAAGTCCAGCACCTCGGGGTTCACCTGCTTGGCCACGCCTACGACCTCGGACATGAACTCCTGCAGCTCACGCCCACCGATTGAACCTGACGTGTCAACGCCGACCAACACCCGACCAATCGCCTCACTGATACACCCCGGCAGATACATGCCGCTGGACACGAACCGACGGTTGACCTTACGCCATGTGGACATATCCCGACCGGCACAGGTGCTGGTGACGAACTCGCGCAGGGCTTCCCGCCAGTTGACCTTGGGCTCCAACAGTTCAGCGAACGTGCGGTCACCCCCGCTACCCCGCTTGGCTGCGAGGATGGCACCCTGACGCAGGGCTTGGTCAATCTGCTGGGCAATCTTTTCACGCTGGTCTGAGGTCAGCTGCTCCTCACCATCCCAGTCATGCTCGTCGAACCCGGACCGGCCACCACCCCCTCGCTTCTCCTGCTCCTCCTTCAGCAGCCGGTAGACATGCCCTGCGTCCATGCCCTTGAACCTCGGGTCACACGGGCCGGGGTATTTCTCGGGCATCTTGATGAACCCCTCGCCATTGTCGATGTGGGTCAGCTTGAGGTTAATGACGTGGTCACACGCTTCGTTGGCCAGCTGGGGGTCGTCCTTGTAGAGATGCCGCCACGTCGTCATGTGCCGGAACGCTTTGTGATAATTCTCGTGCAGCACTAAGAACCGCAGCTCGGCCTCGTCCAAGTCCTCGATGAACTTGCGGCCATACTTCACCGTGAACCCGTCCGTGCAAGCTGTGGGTATGCGCTCGTCCACCATCGTCTTGCCAAACATCACCACACCGCCGATTGCGCAATGCTTGATGTGGTTGACGATGTGAAGATGTGCGCGGGATAACCGTTGCTCTGCTGTGAGTTTCATAGCTTCTCCGATTCATTGAGTAGTTTGCACATGGTCTGTGCTGCATTGAGCTCAAGACCCATAACATCAGGATGCACGGCTACAAGGTCTCTCACAAGATACATTGAATCTTTACCACGTTGTTGGTCAAACTTAGACTGCGGCATGGTGAATACTCTGTAACGGTCTGCGCGGTCCATACCTCCTCCTTACTTGGCGTCGAACAGCCAGTGGTTCTCGGTAGCCCATGTCGTGAAACTGCGGTTGGCCAATGCTGCGGTGCGGGCTTGAGACTTGACTGCGTTGAGACAGAACACCGCTTGGAACTCCTTGGCCATGCGCTTGCAATACACCATCCACGCATCGAACGAGCCCTTGTCCACCCGTGCCAGCGCCGAGTAGACCGTAATGAATGACGCCGCAGCATCACCATCAGCGGGCAGCTTGGCGGTATCGGGGTGCTTCACAATCTCAGCCCACGTCGGCAGCTTATCCGCCAGTGCAGCATAGGCCATCATGTCACGCGCAGCAGCCTCACCCACACAGCCCGCCACACCGGCGATAGTCGCTGTCGTGCCCAACACACCACGATGCTTGATGATGTGGCTGGCCTTGGTCAGCGAACGCGGGGTGCAGAACGCCGTCACCGGCTTGTTGGGGTGGAAGATATACGGGTTGTCATCTTGGCCACCATCGTCGAACGACGCCAACGCTTGCGGGTTCTGGTTGACCCACGCAATGACCTCAGCCTCAACGCCATTACCCACCGCCCACGCACACCACTGCTCGGCATCCGGGGACTTGACCGTCACGAACGACAGACGATTGCGTGCATGGGGCTGGATGTTGTCACCCAGACCCTCACCTGTCTTGTTGGTCGTGCCGAACACGATACTGCCAGCGGGCAGCGAGTCCTCACCCATCTTGCGCTCCAGCATGAGGCGCAGGGCAGTGTTCTGAACCGGACGCATGGCCTTGCCGAACTCGTCCAGCATGAGAATCACCGGCTTCTTGTTGTGTAGCTTCAGCTCGCTGTTGGGTGCGAAGTGCGTCACCTTGATGCCGTTGCGCTCCTCGACATACGGCACACCCGACAGGTCAGCGATGTCCTTGGTGGTCATGTCCATGTAGACAGCGTCATGCGTGCCGTTGAACTGCTCAGCCAATGCCCACAGCAGCGACGATTTGCCGATGCCCATGCCACCCTGCAGCATTATAGTAACGTCCGCACCGCACGTAGCGATGAGGTTTTTTGCTTCCTCGAGGGTAACTGCGGTTGTGTTGCTAATTGCTTGCGTCATTTTGCTTCTCCTTTAAGTTGTGTGACATGTCACACGGTTTGTATTGTTTTAAAACGATTAGTTGAAATGAATCGAACGTGCAACTGACAACACGTAGTCGTGGATGTGACTGCGCTCCTAGACGATGTCCTCGGTCTCTTCACCGATGCGGATGAACTCGTAGCAGAAGTATTTGTTGAGCCCGCTACCACCATCGAGCTCGCTGTTGTTGATGTAGTCGTTGTAATACTGTTTGACGACATGCTCGAACTGCTGGATGGATGGATATGAGTCATACCACTTCACATCGTTGCACTCGAACACGTAGCCATGATTGTGCATCTTATTCAACGGACTGAAGCAATTGCCGAAGTCATCACGGTGCCACTTGGTCTCCTCCAGCTGCGCATACCACAGGTCGAGCAGTGCTTTGGACTTGGGGTAGTCCGGCTCGTTTGAGTAGGTGACGTAGAACACTGCTGCTACATCGCTTCTGTATCCCATCATGGTCTCCTTGGTTCTTGTTACTTGTAAGTAACAACGGTTTTATATCCGGAACATCAGCTGCCCGTCGCCGCGCAGCAGGTTGATACCAGTTTTTGTCTGCATAAACTCCTGATACTTCTGCCACGCTTGGGCAAGGGCCTCCTGTCTGGACGATGCTTCGCCGGTGAACATGACAACCTCTGCGTCTTTGTGGTCGGCGGGATACCACACCTTCGCGTTATACGCCGTGCCGAACTTGTTCACCTCCAACGCTGCCCCGTCCAAGCGCAGTAGTGCCTCCATCTCATCTTCTCTCACATATCACTCCTTTCTTTGATGACGCAGCCGGAACATACTCTCTGTAATACAACGCCTCGCGTGTGGTCAGCCCTGCCTTCATACATACCCGATACAACATCTCGGTTGACCATAGCCCGCGCACACCCTCACCGAACCTCGCCAGCATATCCATCGGTGGCTCGCCGTTGCACTTCAGCATATCAAGCAGCAGGTCGTCAGCCTTGAAACTAAAGCCGAATGTCGCAGGGTTGGGTGTGTCGTATGCGCCCAGCGCCTTCATACTCTTGAGGTATGTCTGGATTTGAGACACAACGGGTAGCTTGCGTAGTCGTGCGGTCTCAGTGCGGTTGAACTTCTCGATGTAACACTTGGGCTCGTTGGTGCATACCCAGTGCTGGTCGCGATACTCAAACCACAGCCCGTTGTATGTATCCGCCATCCGGATACCGTTGACCCTGACCGCGTTGTCTTGTATGTGACCGGTCATGGGGGATACCGCATGAATGAAGCCCGCCGTTGATTGGGTTGAGTAACCATCGGCCCGGACTTGGATGCGCCCATCTCGATACCACCGCACGCACTCCGTGCTGTATAGCTTGGCAGCGTAGTAATGCCCGTGCTCGTTGCTACCCTCGGTGAGCATCATATGCTGCTTGCTGCGTTTACCCAGAGGGCGTAGGTTGTCACTCCCACGGATTGGTTTGATGCTGTCGTAGTGAATCTTGGCTTCGTCGTAGCTTCTGACCGTGGGTAAGTAGTTCGTGTTTATCCCAAACATGATGGCTCCTTGTGTTGTTACTGTTTATCGGGGTTGCTACCTTGGTTGCTTCTGGTTGGTTTCCCGCAGGGTCTTGTGGGCTGAGGCAGGGGTAACGAACTGATATGCGCCCTTGCCATACTCCTGCACCACACACCACGAGGCACGAGCAGCACGCGCCGACGCCTCGCCACATGCCAAACAGGCGCGGTATCCCAACGCCCAACGGCGGGGTTCTACATCATCCCCGCACCAACAACAGAACAGGTCTTTCATCTCACACCTCCAACTAAAGAACTACGATAAAGAAAACCCACGACAGCATCACGGCTATCAGGGCTGCGCCAAGAATTTGTAACGCTTTAAACATCATTCCCCCTCCTTGTCGTAATCCGCAGCCCGTCGCCCCATGGGTCTACGTAACGCACCGTCTCCACGGTCTTACCAATTAGCTCTTTCATTTCTCCTCTCCTATCAGGGCTCGGGCTCTGGTGATGCTGTTCTCAATCTCGGACATGCTTGCCTCTATGTCCCAAAGGGCGACGATGTTGTCCAACGCGTCCCGCAGCTCTCTGTTTTCTGTGGCTAAATCTTCAAAGGCTTCTTCCCAGTTTCTTGGCTGTTTCATGATGGTCTCCTGTTGGTGTTGCGGTTGGTGTTGCGGTTGGTGTTGCGGTTGGTGTTGCGGTTGGTGTTGCGAGTCATGTGCTGCATAGAGGGGTCGAGAAAAAATGCAGAGTTAAGCCGCTGTTACCGCCAAGTAACAACGCAAAATAAATACAAACGCATAAAAGATAACTCACGGCTCAAAGCAATATTCACTACTCAATCACTCTAGGCAGCACACGCAGCAGATGCACGCCGTCCACACGGACGGACACAGAACAGAGGAAGAAAGATTTGAGGGGCTGCTGGTAGTGCTTGGTTTGGTCTTTCTTGGTGTTCGGCTTGTGCTTCTGCCGGTGTGTTGTGTTTATTGGTTTTTGATTTACATGAGTCGTCCGGCAGTTATCTATCGCGGGTTGTCTCCCGCCTCGGGGCACGGTTTGCCTGTGAAGGTTCTAGGACTCATGGGGTAGGGTATGTTGGCGGTGTTTCGGTTGCTGCGGGTTAGGCACAGTCGGCGCTTCCATCTCCCGATGTGTGCTCGTGTGCCATACCGCGTTGCCGCAACCCTACCAGACATACAAAACATCTTTTACACAATAAGCTGACTTGACTGGGTTGCTACTAGGGTGTTTGCCTGTTGCGCCGTTCTTTGTGTGCCTGTTGGCGTATAGCGTCTTACTACTCCGGCCCCGTTGCG